GGGAGGAACGCGAGCCTCGCCGACCAACGCAACACGGTAAAGACTTTCCCGCTCTGCCTCCTGATCACATTCGGGACACTGACGTTGAGAGGCAGATGCCAACGCCCCGATTGCATCATGGGAATGTCCCGAAGGACATGTATAGGTATAGAGCGGCATTTAAGTCCCTTCCTAAATTTAGCTAGGATTCACCATCAGAGTTGGTAGCTCGATGTAATCCAAGTTAGCAAAGTAGGACGGACCAGTACCTGTCGCTGCGACCTGTGTATACAGGCTTCGAGCGCCCACAAGGACGGGCGAACCAGTTACAGCAGGTTCCCAGTTCAAGGACTCGCCAGATATCCCACCGTTAGTAGCCACAGCGATTGGCTGTGAGTAGCTCCAGTGGCGAAGCGTAGTGGTCGCTAACTCAGCGGTCACTGTTACTCCACCGGCTGCATCAACACGAGCAGTCGTGCTAGCAGCCGAACCATCTGACTTCAACGGCAGTGGCACAAATGCGTCACCACCTGAAGATACTGTTGCCACGGACTTCGTGGCGTACTCGAACAACGTGCCTGTGGCGAGGTTGGTCGAGATGTTCTGGAAAACAGGGATGATGGTCGTGCCAGAGGCTGTGTCAGCACAGAACTCGGCCTTTGCATCAGTGATTACGACGTCACCAACCAGTGGGACGCTGATAGTACCAGCCCTGACCTGATAGCCGTTGCCATCCAGAATCTGGAACTGGTGCCAGTTCATAACAACCTGTTCAGCCATCGTGTTCATCTTCGCGCCAGGGGTAGCTCCATTGCCGAACCCAGCCGCTAGACCACGGAATACTTCAAGAAGGGGCATTTAAATTTTCCTTTCTGCGCCGACACCTTTCGGTGGGGCTTCGCGGGATTAGATACCCAACTGCGCTGTCGTGAATTGCAACACGTCCAGGTTTGCAAAGTACGACGGACCCGTGCCAGTAGCTGCAATCTGCGTGTACAGACTGCGGTCACCAGTTAGGATTGGAGGAACCAGTGGTTGCCAGTCAAGGGCAGGCTGAGTCCCACCACCAGCAGTCACGATTGCCAGCGGGTTGCTGTATGACCAGTGCCTGAGAGTAGTAGTTGCTGCTTCAGCAGTCACAGTCACACCACCCGCCGCGTCAACACGAGCCGTAAGGCTCGACGCATCCCCACCACTAAGCATAGGCAGGAGCGTAAATGCGTCGCCTCCGGAAGAGGCGGTAGCGACAGACTTTGTGGCATATTCGTGCAATGTGCCGGTGCCGAGGTTGATGCTGATGTTCTGGAATACCGGAATCATCACATGTCCAGCAGATGAATCTACTGCAAACTCAGCAGCCGTGTCAGTGATTACAACGTCACCAACTAGCGGAACGGAAATCGTACCCGCTCGCAGTTGATAACCACGCCCGTCAAGAGCGGCCTTCGTATAGAAGTCCATCGTGACAAGCGCCCCACCACGGTCGAGCAGAAGCGCACTTTGGGTATTGTCCGTGATGCCTTTACCGGACGTTCCGGTCTGGGCAACATCAAGGTTAGCCATGATTGTATTACCTTTCAGTCCTCGTTAACTATTTAAGTAGCCACACCCCACTGTGCAACACGAGGGCCAATGCAGCCCCAGTAATCCACAGTAAGAGTAGTTGCGGCGCTCTGTGCGAGGTCTTCTATGTACCACCACGGCGTCAGCGGAGCGTCTCCACCGATATTGCCAGATCCGACAAGAGCACCATTAGCGTAGCAAGCCACATTGTCACCCGTTGTGTCAGTAGCACCGCTACCAACAATTTCAATCACGAGGTATGTGTCTGAGGCTACTGTTCCATCCCAGTCGGAATCGGCATCAGCCGTGCCACCATTGGACACGAATGACAGTGACGTATTATCCGTAGTGTCATAGACCGCAATAGCGCAGTCTGTGGCAGTGAATGTCGGGGTAGCCTTAGCATCTACAGCGCCGTTATCACCCACGGAATCGGTCATGCCGGTTTCAAACTTGACATTGGTAACGCGCGTCGCGAGCTTCACCCGAGTGATGAAGTAGAACCCACGGTCACCCGACCAGTTAAGGCCGTAGCCCTGACCAGCCGTGTCGCTTCCACCAGTGCCAGTAGTCAGCGTCATCGTGCCGCCGACTGCCTGGGTAATTCCGATAACCTCAGTGCCTGTACCTAAAGTCGCCGCGTATGGCGAACCCGCAGGCCACGTTGACGTGCTCGTCCCCGTGAAATCGTCCCAGTAAGAGACGTACTCGGGGTTTCCGCTCAAGGCAATCAACCCCTTTAGAGGCTCGCTACCAAATCCCGCCTTCGAGAAGGCGTTGTAGAGCCTGCGAGGTAAGAAATCAACTGCTGGCATTTGTCCTCACAATGGCGACCCTAACCCGTCCGCCCGGGGACTATTCCGGATCTACTGTGGCCTCATCAGCCACGATGTCACCGTGTTCATCTGGTTTTGCATTTACCCGTCTAACAAGCCCAAGCTCATCACGGCGCTTCTGCGCTTCCCGCATGGGGTTGCGATTCTCGCCCGCAACGAGTTCTGAGCGTGTAGATGGGAGTTCATTAGTCGCTCTAAGAGTGGCTTCGAGGTCTACTCCATAGCGATCCGCTGCTTGGTGCTGCGCTACCAGGTCGTCATTCGACCCGTAGAGCGGCGTTGTGCGGCGGAACATTGCTCTGACGTAGACACGAAGGTCATCCCCATCCACTGGATCAGCATCAGGAGATGTCGTGGGTGATTCCACAGGGACAAATACAGTCGGCTTCCCGAGCATCATGAGTCCCTGACGATTCTTCCACGCTTCCCACTCGCGCACCTTTTCAATAAGGACACGCTTATAAGTGAGCGCACGATTCGTATGATCTTTAATTTCCACGGAGTTCGCGGGCACCAGAAAGTAGCCGACATGCTCCTCTCCCCCCTCGGGTGAGAGAATCGGTATCGATCTGATCCGATTAGGCGTTCGCCTTACAACTCCGCTGGGCAACATTAGAAATCGTCCTCCGCTGAGGCATTTGTAACCACAACCGACCCAGCGTCTCCGGAGACAGTCTTGCCACCCTCAAGGCGGCTGACCATCGCCATAACATGGGAAGATGCAGCTTCACCAGCAATCGCCGTGATCGCCTCCCGCATAGCTGGCGGAACGGCGGCGAGCTTGTGAGCCTGAACGATTTGATCCAGTTCTTCGACCAGAGCTTCCGCATCAAGCGGGGCTTGAGCTTGAGCAACAAGACGCATTAACTGCATCTTGCGCTTCCTCTGGTTATCACGAACATCAGGACGATCACTGTTCTCAACGTCGTGGTCGCAGTCAGCTACCTGCTCTTTTAGGTCGAGCAGGAAGTCAGCACGATTCGACTGAATGATTTCAACGAGCCGCCGAGCACCCTCTGGTGTCAGGGTTGGGCCTATGTATTCATGGCCCTTTTCCCGCTGACGATTCTGAACATAAACAGCATTTCCGACCTCACGGCCACGCCTTATCATCGGATTCCCATTGGGATAGATGATAAGCGCCTCCGCAATCGTTGCGCCCTTCGGATTCAGATAGTACGCAGCAGGGCCATCCGTCAGTCCACCAGGACGAGGACGTACCTGCTCCATCGGAGTTGCAACGTGAGTTGTAAACCCACGCCGTTCAAATCCACGCTTTGACTGGACATCGGGAGACCAAGAGTCCTTTATATCCATGGACTCCTCAAAGGCTTTCCGTCGCTTTCCCTCATTCGCAGCGAGGTCAGGGTTCTCAGGGCACCACTGGCGGTAGTGCATCACATCGCCCTGTACGCCTTTCAGTCCGGTCTTTCCGCAGCCATGCGTACATTCGATCAACTCTGGTGTAACCAGGGTGTCAGCCATATTACCCTCCTATGCGCCTCGTGCGAAGACCCCAGCGGAGTCACGAGTCTCGATAACGCCCCAGATGGCCGAACATGCGACCTTCTTGGACAGGTTGTCGATGTCGTCCTCAGTGCGAACACGAGGAGCACGACGCATACCAAGCGCGATGAAGTCGCGGTGGTAGATGCCGTTGTCGTGACCGGCAGCATTTGAACCCTCAACATTCGTGGAAACCCACGCAGTCAGGCCGTAGATGTCACCGAACTGGCCCTTGACGATGTCCGCTCCACCATTTCGGTTGAAGTCCGAAGATGCGTAGCGGTCAATCGAGAGCATCGAGTTCTTGGTAGCCGGAGCCATAGCGAAGAAGCGGTCATCCATGGGATGGTCGCCATCGTTGAGGTACTGGTCACCTCTGCGAACGTCATCGTCCGTGAGGTCAACCGCTAGAGTACCGACGATCTGAGAAGCGTTATCCACCAGCGCGGCGAGCGTGTCATCAACAGCAAGGTTGACGGCATATGCTGCCCGACGGGTGTATATCTCTTCCTGATCGTGCAGTGACAGTCCAGCCTCGAACTCTTCAAGTTCAAACGCGGCGTACTGATGCTGATTGATGG